AGGGGCCACCTATTCCACCTACTAGACCGATGCAGGGGCTACCCGCTCCACTTCGCCATCAACTTGGTGCGCCCGCTGGCTTACCAATGAGACCAGCTCCCGGTGGGATGCCACGTAGGATGCAACCTATGATTCCACGTGCTCCACAGGTTAGACCGCAAGGTGGTGGTGGTGGTAATATGTTACAGATGTTAAGGCAAATGATGGGTGGCGGAAGACGATGAAAATTGCAGGAATATGTAAATCTCACGGATATTATAAGGGACAATATTGTTCCGAGTGTAAGATTGTTCCAAAGAAAGAATCTCCATATTTCTTCATGAGAAGCGATATTGGAAGTAGGACAGATATTGAGTCAACACCAATAACACTAGACGAGAGTGTTGATATTATGAGGGGGCAACAATATGTCTAAGGTTAATAAGTTAAGTAAGGAGAGGTAGCTATGCCATACGGAAAAGGAACATACGGAAAAAAACGTGGAAGGCCACCTAAAAAGAAAAAAAAGAAAAGTAAGAAAAAGAAGAAGAAATAATTATGGCTAACGAATTAAGAGTATTTACAGAACTGGATTATAGTAAGAGTGGTAGAAAATTACCCGTTCATG